GACCGGGCGAAGATGGCTTGGGCGAGGGCGGGATGTCAAGCTCGGTAGCGATCAGGCTTCCTGCCTGATCCTCTCCCAGTCAATCTGCTTGGTCATGGCTATCCTCCTTGACTTGCGCAGTGATCGGCATGACTTCTTCAAAGATGAAGTGCAGGTTCAACTCCGTCCGGTGGTCAAGCACGATGCCCCAGTATAGGTCGAACTTGTGGGTGGTCTCGTAGATCACGCCAAGACCAGATAGCCACGAGTGCCTGAGCCAGAGGCCCGCCTCCTTTGCGAGTGCGAAGCCCGTGGCGATCCGCAGATCGCCAAACCGGAGCAGGTAGCCGCCAACCACGTTCAGGTGGCACCTGTGCTTCTGGCCCTTCAACCACTTGATCGCCACCGGGTCAAACAGTTTGCCACGCACAATCTCTTCCAGCCAGAACTTCTCAGGCTGGAAGATGACCTTGGAGCCGCCGTGCTTGAGCAGGGATTCGGTGATCTGAGCTTCAGTGGCCGTCACTCCACCTTCCTCCTCGCCTGTCTCTTGATCTCGGCCAGTCGGGCGTCCTCAATCTCATCAATGAAACACTCCAGTTCCGCGATGAAGTCCTGATCGTCTTCAGGCCAAAACTCGCGGTGCAGCCACTCGATCAGCACCTCGTCTAGGTTCGTGTCTCGCTTCCCGCAGAGGTTGGACGCGAAGTAAATCAGGATTTGGGTAGCCTCGCCGCAATCCAGCTTCCTGCGCTCCACCAGCGAGTTGAACAAGTTGATCTTCTCGGCCAGAGCCATTGCTCATCCTCCTTGACTTTGCACCACAAAAAGCCCAGCCCGTCGCTCAGTTGTGGAGCCGATGCGACAGGCCGGGCCAGTTGTTCTCTTCTCGGCTCCACAACCACAATCGTAACTGCTTCCCAAATCCCGTCAATGAGTTTGATGGGGGACTGCTGAAAGAGAGCAGGACGGTAGATGTAAAGTGACGTGAGGTGCCACGGAATTTGGCTTTACAGCCAAGAAGAAAAAGTTGGTGCGCTCCTCGGCACCGGCACTCTTTTAGGACATGAAGCTCTACACTTGTTCCGAGGTGGCCAAGCTGCTCGGCGTCGAGGCGCAGGCCATCAGCTACCACCAGCGCGTCGGGCATCTCCCGCGCGGGTCGGTCAAGGTCGGGAAGCGCACCTGCTACACGGAGGCGGACATCGACAGGCTCCGCGACTTCTTCGGCCTGACGCCAGCCCAGAAGCGCTCGGCGGCGAGCCTCTACTCCATTGTCCAAGCTGCTCGCGTCCTTGGCGTGGGCGATGCCCTGCTCACCTACCGGATCGACCGGGGCCAACTGCCACGCCCGCAGATCAAGAAGGGGGCGAGGTGGTACTACGACGACGCGGGCTTGGCCGAGCTTCGCCAGCAGATCGAGGCCAGCCCACCGAACTCGGCCAGATCGAACCCGTTCGAGCACGAAGGCTACCTGAACGTGAAGCAGGCGGCGGACTGGATGGGGATGCCCTCGATCACGTTGCAGACGTGGTTGGACAAGGAGCGGGTGCCGCAGCCGACGCACGACATCGGCGGGGTGTCTTATTGGACGAGAGACGAGGTGCGGGCCATCAGGAAGGCGAACCGCGACTACTTCCTGAAGCGGCTGAAGCTGCTGTAGATACTGCGTGCGCTACATCGAACCTGACATCTTGAAGACGATGATGCTGGAGGCCCGCGACCGGGGCGTCGGCGACGAGCTTCTGCGCGCCGTGGGCCAGATCATCAGCGGCGTCTGGTGGAGGTACGGCCAAAGGTGCGACCGCGACGACTTCAGCCAGAACTGCTGGGTCGTCTTCATGAAGGCGGTGGAGCAGTATGATGGCGAGAGCAACGCCTTCTGCTACCTCACGTCCATCTTCAGGCGCGAGGCGGCGGTGCTGTGGAGGGCCGAGCAGAGGCACGCTCATGAAGCGATCCCGTGCTCCCTTCTGTGACAGAACTCGCAAAGGAGTTGAAGAAGGTGGAGATGCTGGTGCTCCCTGCCGACGATGGAGCGCCCTTGGTGGTCCTTGTAGGTGAGGTGGTGGACGTGCCCCTGCACGTCACGGTTTTCATCAGAGAGCAGGTTTCGGCCACAAAGTTCGCAGGTTGAGTTTGCACGTCGCCAGATCACCGGAACCACGACCTGCCGCCAGTAGTGCCCGCTGAGAAACTGGCGATACCATAGTTGTCGTTGCGTCATACAGTAGCTATGTAGCAACGACAATTTCACATTAAGAAATCGTTTGCTAGATAGACAGCAATTTGGTAAGCTCACTCTCTACCTAATGGCAGGAGGCCACCATGAAGACGATCATCATCAACAAGAAGAAGGCAGTCATCTACACGATAGCCGATCTGGCACGAACCATCGGCATATCGGGGGTCGCGGCATGGAATAGGGTACGCATCTACGGAACGCTGCCTGTTCCTCCGGTCCACCTTGGGAATCGGGATTACTACGACGAGGAGACTTTCAAGGCAGCGGTCACTGCCTACAACGAAAGCAAGACGGCCAGTGAGGAGAAATGAAAAAGGCGTGGCCGCAAGCATCGGCCACGCCTCTGTAAGCGTCTGAGCGCTGGGGCACGACTCCACGCTCAGTTGAACATCAACCCGGAACAGAGGATCAATGTCTGCATGTATCATAGCGCCTGACGCCCCAAAAAGCAACACGCAACCTCCACCTCTTCACGTCCAGACCTTCGAGGCGTTCGAGCCTTACGTCAATGTCTGGGACTGCGGGATGAAGACGGACACCATCCACCGCCCCCGCACAGAGGCCCTGAAGATCTTCCGCAAGGGCAAGCCGTGGAGCCTCCTCGATGGTGAGCCCTTCAACCCTTGGCTGCGCGTCCTCCAGTACAAGCTCACGCCCGAGGCCATCGCCGACCACATCTTCGGTCGCAAGGACTGCGCCACCGACAAGGTGGTCCGCTATTTCACTGGCGGGATAGATGGCCTCACCCTCCTGATGGATGACCTCGACTGCCATCACCAAGCCCAGCGGCCTTACCTGCAAGCTGGCGTGGATCTGATGCGCCGAACGTTCCCTGACCTCTTTGGCCGTGACTCTGGCGGCGGCTATCACTTCTACCCGAAGATTGACTATCGCCAATGGGGCACCAGCAGGGCGGGCCGGGACCGCCTGCGGGCTTGGTGCCAGCGCCGCGAAGAGATCCTCGGCGACTACCTGCTCGGCCACGGCATCCTGTTGACCTTCGAGGTGAAGGGCCAGCCCAGCGGCAGTGTCCGGGGCCACCTCGCCAAGCTACCGTTCTGCACCTACCCGCCCTGCACTGGCCGCGATAGCTGGAACTTGACCATGTTGGCTGACTTCAAGGCCGCGCCGGTCCTCACGCTGGCCGAGGCCGACCGGGAGCTTGCCAAGGTGGCGGCTTGGACCGACGAGCACCAAGCCGACGTGGAGGCCAACCGTAAGAAGATGGCCGACCTGCTGGACGCTCCTCCTACCACCTCCACGCGCACACCTACTGTCCCTTTTATAAGTGAGTGCCTAACTCAAGACGATCTTGCCCCGGTGGAGCCCGCCCCGGTGCAGCCTGCGGTGGCCGACCTCTTCCTCGACACCCACAAGGTCTGTGACGCTGGCCAGTGGGTCCAGTACGTCAAGTTTGTGGTCGAAAGCGGGGTGCCCACCGAGGACAGGCTCGGCGAGGTGCTGGCTTCCTTGGCCCGGTGGTTCCTGTTCGTGGAGATGTTCGGACAGGACCGGGCCGAGGTGAAGGCCCTGCTGCGCCGGTTTGTTCTGACGAAACACAACGGCAAGATCACCCGCCTGCTGGACGGTCGCATCGACGAGGTTCTGGCGCAAGTGGACCGGACTGTCGATCTGGCCACGAGCGACACCAAGAACAAGCGGCTCTTTGCCGAGCTTCGCCAGAAGCGGGGCAGCGGCACCTACCGGCAGGTTTACTACTTCGCCCCGGTACTGCGTGGACTCTCTACCCCTTCCACACGCACACCTACTGTCCCTTTTATAAGTGAGTGCCTAACTCAAGCCGACCTCGATGCTATCGGCACCAAGGAGAAATGGACCTACGAGTCCGACCTGACGCGGTTGCCCGAGGACATCCTCGACCTGATCCGCCAGACCTTCAAGAAGGCCAAGCGACAACTGCGGACCAACAAGACAACTGGAAGGTGCCCGACGCTCGACGCCATCACCCGCCTGTTCAACTACCTGTTTTCGGGCCGAAAGTCAGGGACGCGCCGGGCCAGCCAGAAGCTCCTCGTCGAGATGGGGTTCAACACCAGTCAGGCCAAGAACAAGCCCATCTTCGACCTGTTGGACAAGGCCGACCTGTTACACCGTGGCAACTACGTCGCGCACGAGCAATCGAGACAATGGATCTTGGGCAAGGTGGTGCTGGAGTCAATGACCCAACAGCGCGCCGAGAAGGTCAAGACAGCTTGACGGTCCACGCCTGACCTGAAACCTCGGTGCAGAAGTCCATGCCCAGACGCTCCTATAGGTCATGGACACAATCCTTGTTGAACACGGTTGGTACAAGCGCTGCAAGCAGATGTTGGAGTGGAAGCCCGTCCCCAGCAAGGCGCGCTTCATCGAGTCAGTCATGGGCCAGATCGCGGCCAACCCCAAGGTCTTCCCGACCGTGCGGCAGGCCGATGTCCTCATGAAGATCTGGACGCACCTGAGCAAGCGTAACCCCTCCGAGGCCGAGCTTCTGGTCTTGGAGGCACTTGGCTTCAAAAGTTGCAACGCCTCGCTCTCTTAAATCATGGCAACACAATACACCAACGTACACTTTGAGCCAACCTTCATCGGCCTCTTCAACGCGGAACAGCCCATCATACCGCTGATCTTCAAGGCCAACCATCAGGACCAACCTGAAGATGTGATCTTGTGGCTGAGTGGGCGCGCCTTTGAGCAACTCAAAGAAGTCATCGCCAAGGCCGAGGCGTCCTTCGACGAGGGCCACAACACCACGCTCGTCCTTGGAGCCGCGCAGAAATCAGCCGAGGCTGTCTAACTACCACAGAACTTTCAACCCTCAGCGGTCGTTCGTCATGCCCGCTGTTACCTCAAGGCCCCATGCCCCACTCCAGCATGGGGCCTTTCTTTTGCCCGCCAAGGCCACCAGCCGCTCGCCACGGCCACCAAACACAAAGAGACGACCCAGAGGTCGCCTCTCAATAGGAAAGCCGCCAGTCACGCTGTAAACGCCCCGCCGAAGTGAAGGTCGATTTTCTTCTGGAGATCCTCCAGCGCCGCCTGCTTCGTCTCGCCCAGCCCAACGAAGCTCCCTCGCCGTGCAAGCCACTGCTCGCCCCGGTCCTCAAGCTGCAACGGCAGGCCCTCGACTGCAAAACGGCGCTCCACCATCGCGTCGAGTTTCTCCTTGTTCTCGCGCATGTGCTCAACGAGCTTGTCCATGTAGTCGTCGCGGTCGTCCATCCGACACCCCCTTTCGCTGACCATTGTAGCACAAAGCGTGCCAGCGAAAAGGGCGAGGGCCGGGTTTTCGCCCCGGCCCTCTCTGCTGTTAGTTGTCCGACTCCTTCAGGACATTCAGGGCATCCAAGGTTTCCCCTGCTTCCTTGGCCGCTGCCTCGAATCGAGCCAGCAGGTTGAGGACTCGGCGGATGGCGTTGATGTCCTTCATGACTTCCGCCTGAGTCGCTGGTGCCATCGCCTCCAGTGTTGCGATGTCACTGATGCTCGCCCCCATCCTCCAGAGCAGGGCTCGCACCACGATGAAGGTGTCCTTTTCTGTCACCTTCACCCCCTCCCTTCTGCCCCTCCTGTCCGACTCGTCTCGGGTCTCTGTTGCCCTCGACACTTATAGTATAACCGTTTAACAGAAAGAGTCAACAGCCAACACCCTTTTTCTGTAAGAATTTTGTGGCCGTCTTAAGGAATCCGATCTTAAGGAATTTTCTGCACACCCACTTGTCTTCTTCAGTTAAACCGTTATACTGTATGTGTGCAGAAGATCTTTGACAACGCGGTGCCCGATGCCCCCGAGGGCGGTGTGCGGCAGGTTCCGAGCACACCAAGGGGATCAAACGAGAACGGGCAGGCGGTGCTTGCAACACCCCTGCCCCGGCCAACGCTAACGAGGAGCGTTGACAGTGACCATTCAACACAACCTGCTGGGACAAGGCAACACGAAGTTGGGCGAGTGCATCTTCCACTTCAGCATCCCGGCATGGGAGACGTGTCCGGGCCGCTCTGCGGCGTGCGAAGTCTGCTACGCCATGCAAGGACGCTACCGCACCTACACGGTGCAGGATGCCCTCCAGAGGGCTTACGACGCCAGCCAGCACGACGACTTCGCCCATCGCATGATCAGGGAGGTTCATCGCCGCTGGTGTCAGGTCGTGAGGATTCACGTTGCCGGTGACTTCTACTCGGTGGACTACGCCTGCAAGTGGCTGGAGATCGTGCGGCGGTGCCCCGACACGATCTTCTATGCCTACACGCGAAGCTGGCGCGTCGAGGACATCCGCCCCGTCCTCGAAGAAATGGCCCGGCTGGAGAACTTCCGCATGTGGTTCTCGGCGGACAGCGATACCGGCCAGCCGCCTTGCGTGCCCGAAGTGAGGGTCGCGTGGTTGATGCAGGATGCAGCCGAGCCCATCGAGGACGCCGACCTGATCTTCCGCGACAAGCCGCTGCGGCAGGAGAAGACTCGACGGATCGGGTTGACGCTGGTGTGCCCCGTGGAGAACGGCAGCGACACCTACACCGACTGCGGCATCTGCAAGTTCTGCTGGAAGTGATCAACAAGGGCACGGATGCCCTTCCCCTCTCAAGGAGTTCCCACATGCTGCAAGAACACAAGGACCGGCTGGAGTGGATCGTGGATGCCGCGAGCGTAGGCGAGGTGCTGATGGCTCTGGTGGAAATCTGCAACCTCAAGGCCGAACACGTCCAAGAGCACTGGCACGACAGCAACATGGCGGCAGGCTGGCGGGCCGACGCTCGCACCATCGAGAACATCATCAACAAGGTGGAGAACTGACCATGCGGAAGCACATGACCGACGCCGAGGCCCAACTTGCCGAGGCCCTCTCCAACCTGCTCACCACCGACTTCGAGGCCCAAACCATCGTGAACTTCACGGACGGCTACAACGGCGGGATCGAGGTGCTGATCGTCGAACTCGATGAGGAGCGCCGCCTGTCGTGGTCGTGGCCGACCGTGGCCAAGGCGCTCGCCAGCAAGTGAGCTTCAAAGGGGGACTAGCCCAGTCCCCCTTGACCTTTCGCCCCAAATTGTTATACAGTTAAACCGACACAACCCGAAAGGAGGGGGCGATGGCAGCGAAGAAAACAGGCAGGCCCCAGAAGCCAGAAGACGAGAAGCTCAAGCTCCGGGCCGTGAAACTCGACCCCGAACTAGACGCCCAGCTAGAAGCCGCAGCCTACTGGACCCGCAGGTCGATGTCCGACATCATGAAGCGCGGCATCGAGCTTGCCGTTGAGGAACTTGCTCGCAAGAAAAACGGTGGCAAGCCCTTCGACCCGAAGCCGCCAGAAGACGAGGACTGACACCAGCAGGGCCGCAAATCGCGGCCCTTGCCATTTCCGGCCCGCCTCGTTCCGCTGCAACTCCTTTCTCCCACAACCTCTTGAGCGAAAACGTGGAGCAGTATTGACACCTACGGTTAAACCGTTATACTGTATTTGTCGTTTGACTGGCACCCCGCACGTTCGCTCAGAGAGACCTCGACATGCAAGCCAGCTTCACCAGCCACTACGCAGGCCCCGACGACCTGCACTGGACCTGCGCTCTCACCGACGACGGCATCGACTTCATCGGCGAAGGCTGCACCAAGGCTGAGGCCCTCCAAGATGCCAAGGACCGCCTCATCATGTGGAGGTTCCAGTCCATGATCCAGATCGACATCGAGAAGCTGCTCCCCGGCCCGCCGAGGCCCCACGACAACCTCTCGAAGCTCGCCGCCAGCATCGCCATTGACGGCCTCCACGAGCCGCTCAAGGTCGAGGCCCTGCCCGATGGCCTCTACCAGATCGTCTCTGGCTCTCGCCGCTTCAGGGCGATCATGGTGCTCTACGAGGCCGACGCCCCGGTGCTCCTCGCCAACCGCGTCGGACTGGCAAGGACCGTGTTCAAGTGGATTCCCTGTGAGGTGCTCCAATGACTACCCTCCACGCCAAGCTCATGCAAGCCCAGCAGAAGCCCCAGAAGGCCCAGCCAAGGCCCGCGAAGAAAGAAGACGACCCGAAGCCCATCGAGACTAAACGCGGCGTCAAGTGGCTGTTCAAGACGCCCGGTTACGGCATCGTCCAGATCACCGACAACGGCAGGCCGCTGGCCTTCATGGTGCTGCCCATGCCCAGTGACAAGGCCCGCGTCTTCGAGATGACCCGGCTGAACGGCAGCGGCAACACACACCGCTTCGTCGTGACGCTCGGCCAGTCGTGCGGCTGCTGCCAGCAGACTTGCCGACACCTGCCCGCCCTCGCCGCTCTGGACCGTCAAGGCAAACTCGACTTCGAGCCCGCGAGGAAGGAGCACGGCCCGCGCTACGCCGAGGTGCCACTCAAGCAGGCCCTCGGCACCGGCTGGGCCACCAGCAAGGCGGGCAAGAAGTACCCGGTGGCTGTGTTGAAGAAGGTGGAGGGATACCGCGTGATGGTGGCCGATCTCAAGAACGGCACCGCCCACAACGACTACGGCGCGGCTGGCTACTTCGTCGAGGAGGGCGAGGTGGCCGACATCAGGTGGTTTCGTGGGTGATTTGCTTTATTGGGCACCCAGAGAGCCGTACACTCTGGGTGCCCAATTGCCACGGAGACGACCATGAAGGCCAGCACCAAGAAGAGCCGCGCCAAGAACTACTGGCACTTCCGCAAGGACTCGCCCATCAGGCCCGAGAACCCTTTCGATTTCTACGCGACCCCTGCCTCCATCACCGAGGCCCTCCTCGCCCGCGAACGGTTCCGGGCCGAGATCCTCGAACCTGCCAGTGGTGACGGCGCGATGGCCGAGGTGCTCCGCGCTCACGGCTACGAGGTTGACGAGGCCGACATCAGGCGTGGCCAGAACTTCCTCGACCGCAAAGAGCCCTGCTGGAACATCGTCACCAACCCGCCCTATGGCAAGAGCATGGCCGAGGTGTTCGTCAGGCACGCCCTCAAGCTGGCCTTCCTCAAGGTGGCCATGCTCTTGCCGATGTACTTCTTGGAGGGGGTGTGCCGCCACGACATCTTCAACAACCCGGCCTTCCCGGTCAAGGCCACCTACGTCTTTTCGAGGAGGGCCAAGTTCGGCGAGGAAGGCCACACCTCTCCGTTCGGCACCGTCTGGGTCGTGTGGGAGAGGAGGCACCAAGGACCGGCCACGTTCAGCGTGATCTGACCTCGTAGCGGGTGCGGGAGGCTGCTAAAGTGGAGGTGGTGTATTCCTGTTCAACAAGGGGGATGCGATGGCTGAGATGAAGCGATACTCAGGGTGGCGTGTCCACCATCCCATGTTCCTCCGGTCAAAGCCCGAAGAACTGGCGGATATGGTGGTCGAGATCAAGGGCATCGAGGCGAACTTCGAGCCGCACGACCTCTATGCCACCAAGGTAGAAGCCATCCAGCGGGCGAAGCACTACCTGACGGAGCAGAGAGATCTGGCGCTTAGCAACCTCGACTTCCTGTCGAAGCCGTACACGTCCCCCAACGGGATCACCTACATCTGCCCCGAGCACTTGATGGAGAAGTGGCGGGAGGAGTGTCGGGCGAGTCTGGAGATCGCCGAAGCGGGGCTGAAGTTGCTGGCATCCCACTGACCGAGGACAGAATCTAGTTCACCGCTCGGTAAGACGAAGAAGGCCCGCCTGACGCGGGCCTTCTCCTCGTCTAGCTGGTCGCGCCCCTGATCTGGGCCTCGCTCATGTTTATCTCGTCTGGGTCGGAGTTGAGCACGGCCACGACATCATCGACAGGAAGCTGCTCCAGTCCCTTTTCGCCCTGCCTGAAGACGCAGAGGCGAAGAAACGGAATATCTTGGACCCGCTCGCCCTCTCGTGTCTGCAAGCCGTTGCGTTGAAAGAGTTCGGTCAGGTAAGTCATGTTCTGGTTGCCGGGGAGTGTTGTGCTCTCGACGAACAGGACTTGCACGGTTCGGGGGTCGCAACCGTATCGACCCTCTCCCGGCTCGACCTTGCGGATGGTGATCTTGGCCGCAACGTGCCTGTCCTTACTCATCGTCAGTTCCACCTCTCCGAAAAGGACAAGGGCATCGGCACCAGCCGACGCCCCTCTTTCCGTACCGATTTACCCCTCGTTTTACCCCCGGAGTTTACCCCCGGATTACCCCTTCCTAAGTCCGTGCGGCTCTTGCCTTTAAGGGGTGGGTGACCGGATTTGAACCGGCGACATCCAGATCCACAGTCTGAGTTGCTAAGCGTTTTCTAGCTTGTTTTTCGGGTGTCCGGGGGTAAAATGTACTTGAAATCGAACTGATTTACCCCCGGATTTACCCCCGAGGCAACCATGCCCCGCAGCTACGAGATGAGTTGGGAAGGCGCTCCGAAGTACCGCTGGGTCAAGATGTTCAAGGGCACGCGCTACCGCGTCACCTGCGAAGAACTTGGAGCGATGGTCTGGACCGCCGAGGGTTCCTACAGGCTGGCGAACGAGTGGTGGCGGAAGAAGCTGGCCGAACTGACCCAGCCGCACCCCACGACCGCCACGCTCGACCGCCACGAGATCGGCGACTTGAAGGAAGTGATCGCTCGTGGTGAGGCCGCGAAGGCGATGCTCACCTTGAAGACGGAAGACCCCGGCCTGCGCGAAACCTTCTACACGCCCAAGCTACACGACCACATCGTCGCCTCGGTGGCCGCGAAGCTCGAACCCGAGATGGTGCCGCCCGACCGCGCCCTCTCGAAGCTCGCCGAGCGGTTCCTCGCCGTCGAGCAGGCCCGTGGCAAGGCCGCTGGCACCTTCGGCGATCTGGCCTACTACGTCCGCAAGATCCAGACCGACTGCCCCCTGCTGCGGTCGCTCGACGCCAGCACCATCAACGAGGCCACGGTCACGGACTTCTACACTTGGCTGCGCAACCAGAGCGGTCAGGTGCCAGCCGTCCAGAAGAAGCTCTGGGGCTACTTCCGCCGTCTGGTCCGGTTTGTGGCTGGTCAACGGCTGTGCCCCATCCCCGTCAACCTCGACGACCGGATCTTCTCGTTCGAGGCCACCGCCAAGAAGATCAAGACCTACTCCGTCGAGAAGGTCCGGGCCATGCTCGCCAATCTGCCCGACCGCCTGAAGCTCTACGCCCATCTGGCCCTCAACTGCGGGATGTACGGCGTGGACATGGCCATGCTCCGTCACGAGGAACTGGCGGACGGGCGGATCACCCGGAAGAGGACCAAGACGCGCAACGCCGAGGACGTGCCTACCGTGGAATACGTCCTCTGGCCCGAGACGCTGGCGCTGCTGGCGAAGTTCCCCAGCCAGCACTCGGAGTACGTTCTGACCAGTGCCACCGGGACCCCGCTCTGGCGGGACGAGATCAGGGGCGGCAAGAGGAGCAAGACCGACCTCGTGCATGTCCAGTGGAACCGTGGCCGAGGCGAGGGCAGGGCCACCAAGCCGCCGATCCCGCTGAAGGCCCTGCGGTCGGTCGCCGCGACCATCCTCGAAGGCCACAAGGACTACGGGCGGTTCACGTCGCTCTTCCTCGGCCACTCGCCCGCCAGCATCAAGGACAAGCATTACGCCGCGCCGCCGCAGGCCCTTTTCGACGAGGCGATCCTCTGGCTTCGAGGGCAGATCCTCGGGCACGAGGCTGCTTGAGCGCAAGGAAGACCAGTCACTCGACCTGCTGGGTGTCGGGGCGGGCCTTCTCGTTCCGCCTGTTCCGCCTACTGACCTTCAGCGCCGTTCTTAGGGTCGGTATAATGGGGTGGGTTTTTCGACGAAGAAGGGGGATGCCGTGAACTTGGTGAACGAGCTACAGGTCAGCGCCGAGAATGACGAGGTGTTGACCGTCCTCCGCAAGACGATGCGGCTCGCGTCGAAGCTCAGCCGCGACGACATCTCGGCGTGGTTGCTCGCCGAGCAAAACGGCTACCCTCGCGGTGATGCCGTTCCTGAGTATCGGCGAGTGCGCGGGCGGCTTGCGATTAACGTGATGGGTTACATCCCTGCCGGTTTCGGGATGCTCATGACGGGCGCGCAGGATCTTCCGGGGAGCAACTTCAACCCGGAGGTTCCAGTCATCGACTCGATCAGCACTGTCCAAACATGGATCGCCGACATGACCGATGGAAGTGAACTGAGCCTTCCGATTGATCGCAACTCCGACGTGGATCGCTTTCATCGTCGGCTCATTTCCCCCGACTTCAGGCACCAAGTTTCCTTCCTCCTCCATCTGAACCCCGCCCAAATCCGAGCTATCCCCGAGCGGATCAAGGACAAGGTGTTGGAGTGGGCGCTCGCTCTGGAGCGCGCCGGGGTGACAGGCGAGGGGATGACGTTCAGCGCGGAGGAGAAGAAACTCGCCCACTCCGTCACGTTCAACATCAGCAATAGTCTCATCGAGCAACTGAGCAACTCGGGGATCAACCACAAGGGTAACTGAGAAGGGCACGGCATGAACCTCGTGAACGAGCTTCAGGTTAGCGCCGAGAATGACGACGTGCTGACCGTCCTTCGCAAGACGATGCGGCTCGCGTCGAAGCTCAACCGCGACGACATCTCGGCATGGCTCCAAGCTGAACAGACTGGATACCCCGAGAACAGGAATGTCCCCGATTACCGGATGATCGGGGTGACGTTCGCGTACAACACCAACGGACCTGTCCCCGATGGATATGGCCGCACCATGAACGGTATCCAATCCCTGCCGTCCCCTGATGCTGATGCCCGCGTGCCAATTGGCGCTCCGCTGTCTGCTGTGATGACGTGGATTGCGGATCTCGACAAGGGTGGGCACGGGATCTATCAGACCGTCGATGAGCGAATGGATCGGGTTCTTCGATCCATGTATCATTTTCATCCGATGTTCGCCCACCAGATCAGCCTCTTGCTTCGCTTGAACGACTCGCAGGTGAAGGCCATCCCCGACCGGATCAAGGACAAGGTGTTGGAGTGGGCGCTCGCTCTGGAGCGCGCTGGGGTGACGGGCGATGGAATGACGTTCTCCGTCAAGGACAAGCAGATCGCCCAGACGGTCACGTTCAACCTCACCAACTGCCACGTTGAGCAACTGAGCAACTCGGGGACCAACTCGAAGGGGAGCTAATGGCCACGTTCAACTTCAACAACTCGACGGTCGAACAGGTCACGGACAAGGGCACGAACATCAAGCTCGTCAGCAGCAGCGGCAACAACGCCGTGACGCAGGACGGGGACATCACGCAGACGACGGGCGGCACGTCGGCGACGAAGGACCGACTGACCATCGACGACATTGACAGCTTCTCCAAGGTGCGCGAGGTGGCCCCGGCCACCGTCGCGCCCTTGCTGAAGGGCGGCTACTTGGACTTGGCTGAGGACGTGGTACAGAAGGCGCTGGAAGAGATCCTCACCGTCCCCCTTACCAAGAAGGACTGGGGCGGGGAGGTGAACGATCTGTACACGGCGAACGTCGTCGTGGATGGAGTCCGAAGGCCGACCGCCTTTCTCCTCAAGGGGAACGGCCTGAAGAAAATGAAGATGGAGATCAAGAACTGCGGCAAGAACGGAGATCAGATCGTGCGGCTGTTCCAGAGCCCGGCCAATTTTTTTGTCATCCAATTCGTCGGCAACATCTCCGAGGGCGTCATCAGCCACGCGCAAAATGAACTCGCGGCGCTGAAGGCGAAAGGACAGGAGGGCCAGTTCCTCATCCTCGACGGGCAGGATACGGCCCGCCTGATGTACGCCTACGGGAAACTGACGCTGCCCGCGTCCCCGCCCGCCCTGCCAGCGCCGCCCACCACCTGAGAAGCCGCCGAGGCCCAGATGAACCGGGCTCGACCTGACCAGCCCAGAGGCCATCGTGGAAAGTCCGATGGCCTCTTCTACTTCCTCAAGCCGCGAACCGGCCTTGCTTTCAGCCTGTCAAGGTGGATAATGGGGACAGTATTCGCCCGTCCACGCAGGGAGACTCGCCCGATGAGCCTGAACTTCTCGCAGCGTATGGGCTTGGAGCCCGCTACGCGGCCTTTCCAGAAGAACTCGATGGACCGCGCCCTGCGGACGAGCCTCTGGAATGCCTACCTTCTGCATTGCCATGAGACGAATGAGGCGTTCGTCCGGGTGCTGTGGATCGAGTTCTTGAAGTGGCCGTGGCCGGTGGACGACATCTCCCTCCTCCTGAACGGGTATCAAAAGCGACTGGAGGAGTGGATTCTCGACCCGCAGAAGGCACCTTGGAACAAGGTGTACGAGTTCGTGGAGTTTGCCGCCGATTTGAAGGACAGGGCGAATCCCCCGCCACGCGTGAGAAGAAAGAAGTCGCCCACCGCTTCCCACGCCTTCATCGCGGCCTGCAACGACATCCTCGAACGTGAATGCTCGGCCTACCGCTTCGTCGGCAAGATCCTCGTGCCGCTGACCAGCGAGCAGGAAATCGAGGCCGTCCACAAGGCCGCGTCGATGGACGACGACCTGCTGCGTCCGGTGTCCATGCACATGCAGCAGGCCGTGAAGCTCCTGTCGGACAGGAAGCAACCAGACTACCGCAACTCGATGAAGGAGTCGATCTCTGCCGTAGAGGCCATCTGCAAGATCATCGCCGAGAAGGAGAAGGTGACCCTCGGCCCGGCCCTCGACGCCGTGCTGGCCAAGCTCGACCTGCATACCAGCCTGCACCAAGGCTTCAAGGCAATCTACGGCTACACCAGCGACCACCACGGCATCCGCCACGGCCTGAAGGACGACGCCGAGCCCGAGGCCGAAGACGCCACGCTCATGCTGGTCATGTGCTCGGGGTTCGTGAACTACCTCGTCGAGAAGGCAAGGAAGAAGGGGCTGCTGGCGACCTGACCCGCGACGGCTAAAAGGGGTTGCGTCACGAAGCGAATAACCAACATCGGGCGACCCAGCCGCCCTGAAGGAGATCGAGATGAGTACGGCTAACAGCGGCACACCGGACCCGGCACAGATCAAGGAGGCACTTCATCGCGTTGGCGTCTCCACTACCGATTTCACGAGCGTCTGGAAGCACCCCTTCGTCTGGATCGTCCTCGTGGTCTTCGCGGTTATCTTCCTGCTGACAGCGGTTCTCGCCGGGTTGGCGATCAAGGTGACGTGGTACGACAGGCAGAATTACGCGGGTGCGCTGTTGTCCATGAGGATCTTGCTCATGGCGGACGTGCTGCTCGTCGCGCTCGTGATGATCCCCATCGGCGTCGTGCTGGCATGGTTCGGCATCCGAGGTGACTTCAACGCCTCGGTGGAAGGGTCGGACGTGAAGGCGAAAATGACCACGACGACACCGGGCGTGCTCCTCTTCGTGTTGGGCTCGCTGCTCATGTACGGCGTGCTCTCAGCCAAGATCGAGATGAGTGAAGGGACTACGAGGGTCTATGGGACGAATGCTCCTCCTCCCGACACTCAACGCGAGAAGGAAAAGGAGTAACAGGGGAATAACCCGGCCCGAGGCCACCTTGAAGAAGGTGGCCTCTTCCTTTTCCGAGCCGTGCCCACTACCTACCTGCATGAAGCTCTCCAGTAACAACGTGGTGAAGCTCGTCGAAGAAGCCGCCCTCTACGGTGGCGCGGCGGCTCTCACCCTGATCTCCACCAGCCTCGCGGGCCTGAGCCTTGGCCCTGCGACCCCGCTGATCGCCACTGGCATCGGCCTTGTCACCAGCTACCTCTACAAGTTGCTCAAGGACAACGGCGTCAAGCCGCCAGCGGCGAGCTAATCAAGGCCCGAGGCAGGCAAAAGGCTCGCCTCGGGCCTACCTATCTTCATGACCATCCCAGCCGCCCTCGCCGCCGTCATCTACGCTGGCCAGACCTACGACAGCTTCTCCAGCAGCAACATCGCCAGCTTCCGCTACGACTACTTCAGCAACACGCTCATCGTGGACTTCCTCAACGGCAGCAGCTACGCCTATTCTGGCGTCCCAGAGCAGGTGGTGGTTGACTTCGCGCAGGCCCCGAGCAAGGGCCGCTATCATGCCGCTCACATCAAGTTCGGTTTCCCGTACACCCGCCTCTAATTCTGCCACCAGAACGCTCTAAATAGAGCATGGAGCCCGACCACACCAAGCAGATCGAGAACGAAGACGCCGTGGCCAAGCTGTTCCGCCACGGCTGGGGCCGTCTCTGCCACGTCCTCATGCACGACGACACCATCCGCTTCAGGAGCGGCAAGATCAACATGAGCCGCCTGTCGGAGAAGATGGGCTGGACCGTCAAGCAGACGACCTACGCCATGCAGCGGCTCCGCGAGCTTCTGGAGGAGCCGTGTTCGTAGAGGTGGCCGAGCCGTGGATGCTGGCCCAGCAAGACGACTGGCGGCAACTGAGGCCAGTCCACGCCGCCCTTGCCTTCATGGATCTCATGACGCTCTGGCTCGTGCTGGAGATGGTCAAGGGCGAGAACATCAAGTTGGACATCAAGCAGGATGGCAGCGGGTTTGGAGTAAGGAGAGAAGATGAAAAACAAAGTTAAAGACATAAGCCATCTCGGCGAAGAGTACAAGCGTTTCTCCAAGGTCGAGGACGCCCCAAAGGCCGTGACGACAACCTTTCATGGTGCTGCTGACAAGTTCGACTTCAAGCTGAATCAACTTGAGGTGATCGGTAAGCCCGGCCAGATTTGGCCCACGCAGGTATTGTTCGACGGCAAGCCACTGGCCGCGACCAAGGTGGTCATCACCATCGAGGCAGGTAAGGCCCACGAAGCGACCGTGACATACTACCCGGAGAAGGAGGACAAGTGAGAAACTACTGGCTGAAGCGGGTCGAGGAGAACAACATCCGCGACATCCGCGAGCATCTTCGCAACACCATCTCGTCACGCATCCTCGGCCTGATCACCAAGGACAGGGCCGAGCACGAACTTCGCAAGGTGCTCGTCTTCATGGAGATGACTGATCTCAGCGACGACGTGATCGACGAACTGATCGAGGAACTGGAGAGACTGCTGTGAAAGTCCTGATCGGCCTGCCGAGCTACAACGGCTGGCTCCGGGCCGAGCTTGCCGTCTTCCTCGCCACCGAGGCTACCGGCACCCTCTGGCCCGTCCTGCACGAGCCGACCGATGTGGCCCGCAACAAGCTGGTCCGCCACGCGCAGACCATCAAGGCCGACGTGCTGTTTATGTTCGACGCCGACGCCGCCCCGACCCAAGGCACCTTCAAGGCGCTGCTGGACAAGGCCATCGAAGAGCCCTGTGTCGTGGCCGCGCCCTACCTCAGCGGCTCTGGCCACCTGTGCGTAGAGGGCGTGCCGCTGGCCGAGGCCGTCAAGCTGGAGGGCCTGCACCGCGTCGGTAATGTCGGCACCCATGTCGTCGCCTACAGTACCTCCGTCTTCGAGAAGGTCAGCCCGCCCTACTTCAGCTACGGGTACAACGCGATGCACACGGCCCTGACCGACAGCGAGGACTGCGTGGCCCACCGCAAGCTGGCCGAGGCCGGTGTGCCGATCTGGTGCGCCTTCGACCACTGGGCGGGGCACGTCATCACCAAGAAGCACGACAAGCCGCGTGTCGTCACGAGCGACGAACTGGCCGAGGTGCTGAAACTGCTTGCTTGAAACATAACTACACGCATGGGAACTAAGACAGAGGCTCGCAAGACGCGAGCACTTGAACGATCCCGCAAAGCGTGGGAACTCCGGTTGGCTGGCCATTCAATCACCCAGATCGCACGGACGCTCGGCGTGTCGATTGGCCAAGCCAGTATGGACGTGTCCCGTGCTTTTGCGGAGTATCGTCAGCAAATGGCCCTTGAGGCGGCTGAAGTGGCCCGCCTCGATCTGGCACGCCTTGAAGAGATGCTCGTGGCTCTGTGGCCTGCTGTCCAGCGTGGCGACACCAAGGCCGTCGCGCAGGCGATCAGCGTGCTCGGTCGCCGCGCTCGCATCCTCGGCTACGAGGCCGCGACCAAGCAGGAGGTGACGGTGACGAACGAGACGCCAGACCTCGATGCCTTGAAGAAGCTCCTCGAACAAGAACTCAACGGAGGCCCATGCACCAGCCCAACTTCTACCTCAACGCCACCGAGCCCACCAGTTACACCGGCCAGCCGATAAGCCAGATCACCGATACCATCTGGATCGGCTCCCTCGCCGACCTCGGCCAGCCCGCCCGCCTGCACAACGCTGGCATCACGGCCTTGCTCTGCGTGGCCGAGGACATCAAGCCGCCGCTCGGCTGGCCCGACTTCGTGGCCGATCATGTTGGCCTCGTTGATGGCCCCAACCCGCCAGAAGTTTACGACGCCGCCGTGCTGGCCCTGCACGCTCTTCTGGAGAAGGGCCACGTCGTCCTCGTCTATTGCCACGAAGGCGTCAGCAGGAGCCCAGCCGTGGTTGCCCGCTACCTCGACAGCACCGACCCGAAGGGCTTCGACTACTGGCTGGCGTTCATCGAGGGCAGAAGGCACATCAACCCACACGAAGCACACAGACCGTCTGGACCTGCTTTGGCTGAGTTGTCGCCCTTAGCACCCTCTCAGCCCGAGCAGGCCCCGGCTGTCTTCGTCGAGCAGGCCGACGACCCGGTTGTGGTGAACGTGGACGTGAAGCTGAAGTGGGGTGACGGCAAGGTCACGCTCGTCAATTACAGCCCGAAGCAGTTCGAGACGCTGCCGGTGTAAGGAGGCCCGTGCAGCACCTTCTTGAACAGGCGCTCGCCTCGAACAACGCGAAAGCCATCAGCCTCGCCCTGAAGCTGGTCCAGCACCCGCTCACCCGCTTCAAGCCGAGGCCCGATCAGTCCCATCTCCTCGACCAGCAGAGCAGCTTCTACGAGGACAGCGGACACGGCATCGCCGTTGGCCTCGGCGGCAACGGCAGCGGCAAGAGCTATTGCAGCAGTGCCCGCGTGGCACGCTTCCTGTTCACCACGCCGCCGCCAGAGCCGCTGACGCCCTTCTGGGTGCTGTCGCAGAACATGGAGTTGGCCACGGGCACCTGCTGGCTCCAGAACCTCAGCAAGTTCATCCTGCCCGAGTTCATCCACGACACCGTTTGGTTCAGCGCCGCCAAGGGCCTGCCCCGCACGGTCATCCTCAAGCCGCACGCCAACGGCAACTCGTGGGTCATCGAGTTCAAGAGCTACGATCAGGGCCGAGCCGCCCTGCAAGGCAGCAACGTCGCGGGCTGGTGGTGCGACGAACAGGCCGACTTCACGATCATCACGGAGCTTCTAGCCCGGACCCGCAAGTGGTCGCTGCCCGCCAACAAGACCTACAGCCTGACGCCCATCGACCCTGACCTGAAGCTGGAGGAGATCGCCGCCAACCCGGACCAGTGGCCCGACTGGACCTTCTACCGCTTCAACACCCGCTGCAACGACCAGATCAACCCGGACTTCGTGCGGCAGATCGAGGCCAACGAGATCAGCGAACTCGTCGAGACGCGCCTCACCGGGGCCTTCGCCACCTACGAAGGCCAGATCTACAAGCAGTTCGACAGCAAGCTGCACGTCGTCGAGCCGTTCGACATCCCGAGGACGTGGCTGCACGTCCGGGGCCTCGACCTCGGCTGGAGCCACGCCACGGCCTGCGTCTGGGGTGCCAAGGACCACGAGGGCAACCTGTTCATCTACCGCGAGTATCTCAAGAGCCACACCAGCGTCGAGGATCACGTCAAGGAGATCAACGGCGACTGGAGCACCTTCATCAACCGGGGCAGCACCTATGCCGACCCAGCCGCCGCCCAGACCTTGCACGAGTTCGCCCTGCGCGGCCTGCCCACGGCCTCGGCCAACAAGGAGGTGCTGGCGGGCATCGCCACCGTGCAGTCGTTGCTGCGAGCAGGTGCAGACGGCAAGCCGAAGCTATTCATCTTCAAGTCGTGCCCGCTGCTGATCAGCCAGATTCGCACCTACATCTGGGACAAGAGCAAGGCCGACAAGCCGCTGAAGGTGAACGACGACCTCGTGGACGCGCTGCGCTACCTGTGCCACTCGCACCGCATGGAGGGCGACAGGATCAAGTACGAGCCGCTGAAGCTGCCAGAACGGCAGAGAAAGTTGGGGTTCTGACACTCTGTTACACCATGCGTGTCTTCCTCCACATTGACGGCACCGAGGGCCAGAGCCTCTACCGAGCCATCCTGCCAGCAAAGCACCTGACCGAACCGCTGGCCGAGGAGGGCATCGAACTGCACGCCGCCAGCAAGCTCACCAGCAGCGACTACGACGTGTTCATCTTCCACCGGCTGCTGTCACCGCTCTACATGGATCATGTGTTGCGGCTGAAGCGAGCGGGCAAAACGATCATCTGGGAACTTGACGACGACGTGTTCCACCTGCCCGACTGGAACCCGGCCCGACGCTTCTACGAGCAGCAGGACAGCAGCCTGTACATCATGCGCGACATGGCCGACCACATCATCGTCAGCACCGAACCGCTGGCGAAACTGCTCGGCCCCAAGGCCACCGTCCTGCCGAACCTGATCGACCTCGAACTGTGGCCCAGCCCGCCGCATAGGCACGACGGCCCGGTGCGCGTCGTCTGGGCTGGCAGCATCCACCACCAGAAAGACCTCGACCTGCTGGTGGAGCCGATCAACGACCTGCTGGACGAGTTCGGCGAGCAGGTGTACTTCCTGTTCTTCGGCGACCTGCCCGACGCCTTCAGCGAGGCCCTTCACGTCAAGTACACCCACCTTGTCCTCACCGTGCCTGCCGACAGGGTGAGGGGCAAGGTGGGCCTTGTGCAACTCGTGCCGACCAGCCAGTACCCCAAGACGCTCACGGCCATCCAGCCCGACATCGGCCTTGCCCCGCTCTGCGATCACCCATTCAACGACAGCAAGAGCAACATCAAGTGGCTGGAGTACAGCCTCGCCGGGGCCGCGACGGTGGCCAGCCCAGCGCCGCCCTACGCCTGCATCGAGTACGGCATTGACGGCCTGCTGGCCGACAACTGGCTAGACGAGGTAGCCGTGCTGATCGAGGAGCCCGAGCTACGCGGCCTGATCGCGGCCAATGCCCGCCTTCGAGTCGAGCAGGAGTTCTCGTGGCAGGGCAAGGGCAAGCAGGTGTGGCTCGACTTCTTCAGGAGCTTGAAATGAGGCCGGGGAAGTGGCCAGACTTGGCACGATAGCCACGCGCGAGCCAGTAGTCGGCATTCTTCTGCTTCCTCGGCAGAGAGATTGGTGCCTTGCGGTACAAACGATCAATGACGTGGATCGCTGCCATTCCTTGAACGGTGAATCTGTACATGCTCCCCGCAGTGAAGATGCTTCCCTTGTTAGGATAAATGCTTTGTGCAAAGTCTTGGAAGTGCCGACAACAGAGCTTACTTCCGATCAAACCTATGACGGGCCACGGGCGGGTTTTGATCACCCAGCCATCACCATCAATCAGACCACGCCAGAAGTGATGGTTGTTCACGAAGATGGGAAGGACATCGGCGCTGAAGCTCTTCCGGGGGTGCATTCCCATTGAACGCAGTGTGTCACAAAGGCGCTTTGATGAAACCTGAAGTGTGGCCAAGGTGTGATCGTCCTTGACTTCAGTGTACACTGGTTGGTTACTGCCAAGGAAGTCTCTGAAGGACTCGACATGGCAGCGGTCCTTGTCAGCGAGCGAGAGCTTCAAGACGTAGTAGCTGCCTTTGCGTTTAGCCAAACCGCCATCCGCGAGAAGCAGACCAAACCAATAGGCACTAACGTCCGTGATGATGTCGAAGGCGGCTTCGTTCAGGGAATAGGTGCGGCCAGCACCTCCCTTTCGCGGTTCCTTTCCGTGTCTGCGGAGGATGTTGGTGACGGTCTTCTTGTCGATGCCGAACATGGCCCCAACCTCCCGCGAGGTAAGGCCAGTCTCGTACTCGGCAATGACTTTGAGTTCCAAAGCTGGAGTGAGTTTGTTCATTCCCCGATATTACCAGATCAGATGTGAAAGGTCAATTCAATGCTATCATTCAGTTCATCAGGGAACGCAGGCGATCTCTTCTTCGCCATCCCAACCATCCTGTCCATGACGGAGCGCTTCGGCGGGCCAGCCAACCTCTACGTCAAGACGGACGTGCCCGCTGACTACCACGAAGGCAGGAACCATCCTCTCGGCAACGTTAGGATGAACACGGCCTTCGCCGAGTCCATCATCCCCTTGCTCAAGGCGCAGCCCGTCTTCAACGAGGTGGCGATCCACACCGACCAGCAGATCGACATAGATCTCGACCTGTTCCGTTGCACCCAGATCAACTACGCGGCGGGCTGCTTGGCGCGGTTCTACTTCTACGCCTTTCAGGCCCACTACGACCTCGCCCAGCCGTGGCTGTGGGTTGAGCCCGATGAGCGGTTCGATGGCCGCGTGGTCGTGAACCGCACGGCGGGCTACAGGAACCCGCGCCTGTCGTACAAGTTCCTCAACGAGCACGCCCCGGTCTTCCTCGGCCTGCCGCGCGAGTTCGACGAGTTCAAGATGGACTGCCCCAGCGCCACCTACCAGCCCACCGCGACCTTCTTTGAAGCTGCCCGCATCATCAGGGCGAGCCGCGTCTTCGTGGCCAACCAGTCGAGCCTGTTCGCCATCGCCGAGGGCCTGAAGGTGCCGAGGGTGCTGGAGGTATGCCTGTTCAGCCCCAACGTCATCCCGCACGGGGCGACGGGTCGTGATGCCGTCAACCAGCTTGGCTTTGAGGCCAACGTGAAGGATCTCCTTTAACGACAACTTCTGTCGCTTGTGTCACTACATAGCGACATGCAGAGCAGTGTCCAAGAAGCAGCAGCCAAGTTCAACAAGAGCCCGCGCACCATCCAGAGATGGATCAAGAGCGGCAAGCTCGTCGCCCAGACGGTCAATGGCAAGGTCAAGTACGACCTGACCATCCAGCCCATCGGCGGTCTCAACCCAACCCAGACCATCAGCACCAACCTCCCGCCACCAGCAGGAGGAAGCTGGATCGTCAACCCTGTCCAGATCCACACTGGCGTCATCACGGGCGGCAAGCGGTTCTACGTCCCCAGCGACCTCGCGGTCATCACCAGCCGCGACAACGCCCGCTCGATGTGGAATAACCTCGTCATCCGCGAGGCACTCCAGAGCCGCCTCTGGGCAGCAGCGGAACAGTCAGGCCACGTCGAGCCAGAAGATCCCAAGGACAAGCGGCAACTCAAGGTGGCCAGCGAGATCCAGAAGGTCATCGACAACATCCCCAACCTGTTGAAGCTGAAGTACAGCCTGCTGAAGAGCCGCTGGTTCGGCTGCTACGGCGCGATGCTCAAGTACCGCTGGAAGGCCCACCGCCTCGCCGTGGCCGACTGGAGCCCTGTTCATGGCGACTCGATCCTGTTCGCTCAAGACAACGATGACATCGCCGTTTACACGACCATCGGCGGTGGCGTCGGTGTCAAGCCCGTCACCAGCGAGGCCGGTTACATTGGACGTGCCCACGTCATCGAGGACGACCGCCAGATCGAGTTCGACGACCGGGGCCTGCCCTACCAGCGCATCGGCACCCATGAGCGGGACGCCTTCCTGCTCATGGCTTACGACCCCGACCCGACCGACTTCTTGGAGATCAGGCGAAGCGGCGCGGTCAAGGGCCTTGGCATCAGGAGCACCGTCTATCCGACGTGGTACGCCGCTCAGGAGGTGCTGGGCAACTTGATGGACTGGCTGGAGCGAATCGGCACCGGCCTGACCATCTACAAGTTCCTGCGCGGCAACGAGGCCAGCTACAACGCCGCCAAGGAGCTTGCCGAGAGCCAGTCCAATCAGGCCGTCATGCTCATCCCGGTTGATCCCGAGATGAACAGCGGCAGGCCCGTCGAGGGCGTGGAGAGGATCGAGCCCAGCGCCGTTGGCCTCGACAACATGCTGAAGGTGGTGGAAGACCTGTTCAACTCCCAGATCAGGCGGTTCATCGTCGGGCAGGACAGCACGAGCCGCCCTGTCAGCAGCGGCCTCAACAGCAACCTCGCCGACATCCACGAGAACACCTTCAGCCGCATCGTGGCATTCGACTGCCAAGACCTCGCCCAGTGCCTCACGCACCAGCTTGTCCGGGTGCTGCACAAGTGGAACCACCCAGACGACCTCGACTTCACCTGCAAGTACGTCATCGACTACGACTCGTCCGACGTGGACAAGCAGATGCAGGCGATCAAGACGGCGTGGGAAATGGGCGTCGGGTTCGACGCAGATGAGGTGCGCAGCCTCACCGGCATGAGCAAGCCCGACCTCGATGCAGTCGTCTTGAAGAAGAACGAGGGCCAGCAGGCCGAGCACGCCCCGGAGCAGGGACAGCAGGAGGGCACCGACGAGCAGGCCGAGACAGCGGCGACAGGAGAACTGGCCCAGACGGTCGGTGGCCTGACGGCCATTTCGGCACTCCAACAGTCCTACTACGAGGGGAAGATCCCCCAAGAGGCGTGCATCGCCAACGTCGTGTTGCTGTTCGGCTTCAGCCGTGAGCAAGCCGCCAGCCTGTTCCCCGAGATCCCGCCCGAGAAGCTCACCGAGGACGAAGGGCAGGCCCCGCCAGAAGGAGCAGCACCAGAGGCAGAGGCCCCGCCAGAAGAAGGACTGGAGCTATTCCGTTACGCGAGCGAGGACGCCCCGGACCCCGACGTGCAGCTTCTCGCCGTGGCCGAGATCCTCACCAGCGAGGCCGACGACGACCAGAAGCGCGGTGCCATCTACTCAGTGCTCGGCAAGGAGGCTGAGTAATGGCTGGCTTCACCGGCAAGAAGAAGGACAAGCTCGGGAGAGAAACCTGCTGGCAGGACGGCAAGCGGGTGCCGTGCCCCAAGGAGGGCAAGACCCCCAAGGGCAAGAAGACCGCCGCCGCCAGCGCCGAGGACGTGCGAGCCGACATCAAGACGACGCTGGCCAGAGGGGCGACCCCAGCCGATGTGGAGCGGATCGCCGCCGCGATGGCCAAGTTGTCCCAGAACGACATCAACGCCTTGAAGAAGGAGTTGTCCGTCAAGATCGGCGGCAAGAAGGAGGCGCAGGCCCGCGTTGTGGCCGAGCAGGCGTTGACGGGCAAGAAGACCACTACGCCCAAGGCCAGTGGCCTCGACGACGTGCGGGCTGACATCAAGACTACGCTGGCCCGAGGCCCCACGCCAGCCGATGTGGACCGCATCAGCGCCGCGATGGCGAAGCTGTCGCAGCAGGACATCAATGCCATCAAGAAGGAACTGGCGATCAAGGTCGGTGGCAAGAAGGAGGCGCAGGCCAAGACCATCGCCGAGCAGGCCCTCGCCACGGCCAAGCCCAAGGAGGAGCCCCAGAAGAAGGAGCCAGCCCCAAAGGCCGAGAGGCCCAAGCCAGCCCCAAAGGCGAGCGGCACGCTGGACCCGGACCTTTCGCCCACCGGCAGACGGGCTGTGATGAAGGCGGTGCAGGGCCTCCAGAAGTCGAAGGATCTGACGCCAGAGCAGAGGAAAGAGTTCTTCGACGCCACGCAGCGCGTCATCAAGAACATGCCGCCCAAGGCGCAGGAGCGGATGGCCCAGATCGGCTTCAACTACTTCGGCGACAAGGAGAAGCTGGTCGAGGGGATCGTCGATAGCTTCCCGCCCGAGAAGCAGTCCAAGGCCCGCGAGAAGCTCAAGGTGCCGCCCGCTGGAGTGTACTCACCTGTTCACGACGGCGTGTTCGTGGACGGTAGCCGTGTCGGCACCTCCACCGAAGCAGCCGCTCGCAAGCTGGGCCGGGCCGTCTATGCCCACGAGATTTACGCTCATGAGATGGCCCACGGCCTCGACGGCAAGACCTTCGCCCACAGCGCCGGTCCTGAATGGCAAGCGGCGTGGAAGGCCGAACTGCAAGGTGGCCAACTGACCGAGTACGCGGCAGGCGAGGCCCGCGAGGGCTGGGCTGAGTTTGGCAGGCTTCTCTTCGATGGAGAGCACGACCTCAGCCAAGTCAAGCAGAAGTACCCGAAGTGCTGGGCCGTCTTCGACAAGCTCGGCTTCGCCCCGGAGGTGAAGGTCAAGGCGCAGTACGCGGCCAAGGGAGTTCATCTCGACGACATCTTCTCGAACAAGGTAGTGCTCGACAAGGACGGCACCCACGCCGACATGCTGATCGAGGACAAGGAGAAGTACAGCGCCGACTTCGAGGGCAAGCATCCGAGAGACGAGGACGGTCAGTTCACCGAGGGACAGGACCAGCAGGCCAAGAGCAAGCCACCAGCCAGCAGGAGCGGCCCGGAGGGGCAGGAGAAGGAAGAGAGGAAGGGCGGCAGGCGCAAGGGCGAGAAGCTGCCACCACCGGGGCCGGTGCCGCCTCGTGAGGAGCCCGTGGACGAGGAGCACGAGCAGCGACTCTTTGAGACACAAACGCAGGCATCGCAATCCCTGTACGATGCGGTGCAGGCAGGGACGATCACGCAGGACGAGGCCGACCGCAGGCTGGAGCGGATCAACGACGTGATCAACGTGTTGTCCGTGCGGGCTCTGGAGCGGTTCCATGCCAATACGGCGGGCTACCAGTGGCACGCGACTCAGGCGGACGTGAACGCCGCCTACGAGGCTATGTATCGCCCGCTGGAGGGAGGCGTCGGAGCCTTCTACGACGTGAACACAGGGCTCATCCATCTTGCGGACAACCACACGCCGACTTATGCTGAGGAGGTGGCACACGCCATCGACGGCCCCAACTTCGAGATCAGCAACAGCCCAGAGTGGCGTGAGGCGTACCACCACGAGCGAGGGCGACTCAGCAATGACGCCTACCCCACTTCGGAACGGTACGAGTGGTGGGGAAACCTGATGCGTATTGCCCTCAGCGACCCCGCCTCGTGGGAGTTGATCAGGAGGAGATTGCCGCGAAGTGATCGTGTGATGAGGAGATACCTATGAGCGAAGAACCGCTGAAGATCCGCTTTCCCAACCGGGTCGTGATCGACGAGTACGGCAACAAGGTGCTGCAACGGGTTGGGAGCGAGGAAGACTTTCAGGCTGATGTCAAAGCAGCCGCCGAGGCCATCTTCAACAGCCTCAGCCCGGAGGAGCAACAGGAAGTCCTGCGGGAACAGGAGGAGATACGAAAGCGGCGCGGGGCGAAATGACGCCGACATGAATACCACAAGGGCACCTGACAACAGGTGCCCTTTTTCTTTGCGCGGTGGCTACATACCTCCATGCCACTGAAGCAAGGATCATCTCAGAAGGTCATCTCGGCCAACATCAAGGAGCTTGTTGAAGCGGGCCACCCGCAGAAGCAGGCCGTCGCCATCGCCGAGCGGAAAGCGCACAAGAGCAAGAACGCCGCCACCACGGCAGGCGGTGCCAACACCTTCGTCCCCTCCACCAAGAAGTACGACGAGGACGGCTTCCACACCATCAAGTCGGTGCCAATCTTCGACGCTCACGACGGGCACGAAGAAGGACTCGACATCGACTTCGACAAGGATCTCCTCCAGAAGATCATCGACCAGTGCAACGCCCGCATCAAGGACACGGGCGACCTCGTGCCCGTGACGGACGGCCACACATCTGAAGATCCCACCGTGCCCGAGCCTCAGATCCTCGGCTACGCTCACAACTTCACGCTGGGCCTGATTGGTCAGGACAAGCCGCGCCACTGCATCATGGCCGACCTCAAGATCCACAAGGAGCACATGGCCAAGGTCAAGCAGCTTCCACGCCGCAGCATCGAGTTGTGGCCAGACCTCTGCATCGACCCGGTGGTGCTCAAGGGGGCGGACAAGCCAGTTGTGGACAGCATCGCGCTCTTGGGAGCACAGCGGCCCGCGAGGGATCTTGGCTTGCTCTTCAGCAAAAAGCAAAGCGGCAAGACTAGATACAGGCACGAACTCAACCAGTTCAAGGAGAACATGGCCCCAGAAGAACTAGACCAACTCGTCGAGGCTTTGCTCGCTCACCCCAAGATGGTCGCCGCGCTCGCCCAAGACGAAGCGGCTGAGCACATGGAGATGGACGAGGAGCAGACACCCGAGGAAGAGCCCTTGAGAGAGGGCAAGGCGTGCATGGCCGAGGAGGAAGAGGAGCCCGACGAGGAGCAACTCGAACCCGCCAAGTTGCGGATGCAGCGCGATCAGGAGCGCCGCCGCTACGCCCGTCTTGAAGCAGAGCACAACGTCCTGAAGGAGAAAATCGCCGCCATCGAGCGCAAGGAGCGGGTTGCCAGCCGCAAGGCCGACCTGCTGGCGCTTGAGGGAGAGGGCTACTCCTTCGACATCGCCGAGGAGCTTGATTACGTCGCGGACCTCGAACCGGCCCGCTACAGCAAGCACCTCACCAAGATCAAGAAGAACTACCGCCGAGCACCCGTGGGCATCAACGTCAGGCCCGCCGCCGTGCCCGCAGAAGGTGGTTTGCCAGCAGCCAGCGCCGATCCCCATGAGGTGATGAAGGCCGCTGCCCTCAAGGCTCAAGAGCGTTACGGGAGGAAGAGCTAATGACACAACCAAACTTTGTAAACGGATCGGGCGGCAACATCAGCACGAGCGTCTTCGTGGTGCAGGACACCGGCAACCCGAAGGCTGTCAATCAGGCCGCTGACGCCACGCACTTCATCGTGGGCGTGTCGCAACAGTACGCCAAGTACGCGCCGATCCCGAACGCCACGACCGTCGCCGCTGACACGCAGGGCGATCCCGTCTTGGTTTACACCGAAGGCGACACCTGCTGGCTGAACGCCACCACGGCTGGCTGGACCGCTGGCGATCGTTTGACGGCAAACGCCTCGGGTCAGGGCATCACGGCCTCGGGCACCAACTACTACGGTGCCATCGCGCTCACAACGATGTCGGGCGCTGGACTCGGCCAAGTCCAAGTTCTGCTAGGAAAGAATCCATAATAACGGAGGAAGATGGCATCTTATGTTTACCCCGGAGCAGCGGACGTATATGTCCCGTCTCTGTCCTCCGATCTTGTAATCGAGTTTTCGAGGAACCCCGACAAGTTCCCGCTCGTTCAATACGTCGATTACCGCATAGTTGACAAGCAGCGTGGCTACTGGGTCAACATGCTCAACGATGGTCAGGTCCGCATCACGTCGGACACTGACAACGTGTGGGCTGAGGCTGCTGATAGCCCGCAGTGGACCGATGGCGCAGCAGACTCCTTCACCTTCCCGCAGTTCAACTGCATCAGGCGTCGTCAGTCGAAGCGACTCGGCCACCTCGCCATTGATCAGGCTGGCTGGGACATCGTGGCCCAAGCGTCTCGCTTCGAGGCCATGCAGATGATGACCAAGAGGGTGCGCCGCATCCACGAAACCCTCACGACTCAGGGCAACTGGAGCTTCGGCCTCAACAACGCCCTGTCGCACTATGCCACGGCTACGACCGCTGGTGGTGGCACATGGTCCTCGGCGACGAGCACCAACACCTACATCCGCAACTCGCTGGCCTACGCGCAGATCCAGATCAATCAGGGCACCTACGGCGTCGTGAGGCCAGAAGACCTGTATCTGGTTTTCAACCCGAACGTGGCCAAGACGGTCGCGCTGAGCGGCGAGTTCCTCGACTTCGTGAAGCAGAACCCGACCGCCATTGCCATCTGGGAAAACCAGCCGCAGTTCAGGCTGTACGGCATCCCCGAGCAACTGATGGGCCTGCGGGTCGTGGTCGATGACACCACATACAACTCAGCGGCCCCCGGTGCCTCGCCGTCGCTGCACTTCACGTTGTCGGACAGCTACGCCGTCCTGCTCACCAAGCAGCGTGCGGTCAACCCGGCAGCGGGCAGCGCCTTCAGCACCTTCAACGCCTTCTTGTACGAGGACATGAAAGTCGAGGTGTTCGACGACCCGGAGAACCGGCGCGTCAACATGTACGTCACGGAGAACATCGACGACTCGGCCAACGGCCTCGTCGCTCCGCAGTCGGGCTTCTTGATCAAGATCGACAGCTAACATCTCCTCTGTCGTAGAGAGCGATCACGCCCCGCAGCAATGTGGGGCGTTTTCGTTGCGCCGCCACTACATACCACCATGAGCTATGCCCAGCCCTCTGACCTGATCTCACGCTTCGATGCCCGCGTCCTTGGCGACTTGGCCGAGGACAACGGCACCCGCGTCAGCCCCTCTGGCCTCTTGACCGACCCCAACGTCCAGACGGCCCTCAACGACGGCGCGGCCATGATCGACATGGCCTGTCAGGTCGGTGAGCGGTACACGCAGGCCCAGCTTGCCGCCCTCACCGGCACCGATCAAGCCGCCCTGTTCAGGCTCAACTGCGACCTCGCGTTCACATACCTCTGTCAACGCCGTGGCCTCAAACCGCCGCAGTACGACGAGGCGTACAAGCGGAGCGAGGAGGTGCTGACCCGCCTGAAGGACGGAGCCCTCATCTTCAACGTGGCGGGTGATGTGGGGGCCGGTGTGGAGACGATCAACTTCCCCAGCACGCAGGCTTACGACAGCGTGAGGACCATCAGGACGGCCACGCCGCAGTTCTTCCCGACGAGGCGTTTGCAGCGGGCATCTTCGTCCTCGACCAGTTAAGGAGATCATTGGCGACACTCAGCACGATTGTAGGCGGGCTCCAGACAGCCCTGACGACCGGGGCGAGCCCCGTCTTCACGGCGACGACCTGCTTCTTCAGTTTCGATCCTCGCAAGGCTCTGGCCTATCCGCCAGCCGACCAGTTCGCGGTCATCCAGCCCAACGACCTCAAGGTGAAGAACCGCGTCTTCAAGGGCGGCGGCAACATCAACTACACGATCAGTTGGGACACGACGATCTGGCTGTTCGTTCGCTTCGCCGTGGACGTAGCCAACCGCGTTGACTCCTACCTGCTCGATGCCACCTACGGCTCGCTGGTCCTCACCGACAGCGTGATGGAGGCGCTCCAGTCCTTCACCAACACGGAAGGCAACAACCTCTGGGGCTACCAGCTTGACAGCATCGACTGGCAGACCGAGGAGCGCAACGACGTGGGCTGGGCCGTCACCAAGATGAAGTTCCATACGGATGTGACGGGTCGCTAAGTCACATGTGCCCAACGGCGACCAAGAAGTATGTTGCTGATGGCTGTCTGCCCAACCTTGAACTGCTTCGCCAGTCTTGCTTGGGTGAACTCCCCAGTGGCGTACAGACGGCGAATTGATCTGACATCATCATCTGTGAGCTTGGCCGCTGGGTTCTTTTGTCCTCTGACCAACTCAGGATTGAGCTTGGCAGGTGGAACCCAATCAGACCAGCTTTTCGGATGCTTTCGCCGTGCAGATCGTTTTCCTGTCGGAATACACTCAGGGTGCGTGACCGCAGCATGTCGCCGCTTCCTAACGCAATCCTTCATGTTGTCTGTTTGAGTTCCGAGAAACAGGTGGTCGGGCCTTACGCAACTGGGATTATCACAGTGATGAAGGACGAACATCCCAACAGGGATTGCCCCGTAATGAAGCATCCAGCTTAACCGATGTGAGTACCAGTTTACTCCATTCACAGTGCAACGACCGTATCCTCGTTTGTTGGTTGCACCTTGCCAGAGCCAACAATCGGCAGTCTTGTGTACTTTGAGCCAGAATCGTGTTGATGTATCCATACCTACGATTGTAACAACAGTGCCCCAACTGTTCAACCGACATCACCGGGAGATGAGATGGAAGCCTACTTGTGGATGGTGAAGGGCTTTGGCGGGCTGGTGAAGACGCTGGAAGAGATGAGCGAGGCCCGCGAGAAGATGCCCGAGCACGTCAGGAACGAGCTACAGAACTGGCTCGAACGGCTGCGCCGCGTGATTGACATACAGAACCGACTAGGAGACGAATGCCCCTAACGACAGCGACCCTGAACAACCAACTGAGCTTCACGCTCACAAGGACCAACACCGGCTTCAACGCGACCAAGGCCAACAACAACTCGGTGACGTTCAACCTCAACGGGTTGAACGTCACGACGTTCAATCAGGTCTTCGCCCAGCAGTACACGCTCGCCGCTGCCGCCAATCAGGACATTGACCTGACCAGCTTGACGAACCTCGTCTATGAGAGCTTCTCCTTCGGCCATGCACTTCTCCTGATGGTGACGGCCACCGGCTCCCAATGCACCGTCACGCCGGGGCCGACGAACGGTCTGCAATGGTTCTTCGGCGGCAGCACCCAGAGCGTGATCATCCCTGCTGGCGGCTTCTTCTGCTTCAGCGAGCCAGTGACAGGGCCGGGGCACGTCGTTGACAGCACGCACAAGGTCTTGCGCTTCACCAACTCGGGCGGCACCTCGCTCACCTTGAACGTGGCCATTCTCGGCTCGACGACCTAACGGCAAATCGGCCTCCTCCTGACTACATACCTGTACTAAGGATCTCAGGAGGATCATGGCTTTCAATCCACTCGCCGGTAAGGCGGCATCAGTTTCAATCGGCACCGTGTCTTATGCCTTCGACGAATGGAAGGCCACGATCAAGAACGGGCTGTCCAAGGTGACGAACTTCACCGGAGCGGGCTTCGCTCAGTTCATCGCTGGCATCACCGACGCAAAGGTGACGCTCTCTGGACCCTATGACGAAGGCAACATGGCCTTCACCGTGGGCAACGCCTACACGTTGATCCTCGGCTACACGAGCATGGTAACGCTATCCGTCCCGGTCCTTCTCGAAAGCATCGAGCCAGACGTGAAGGTCGAGGATGCCCAGCGCGTGTCGTTGAGCTTCCAGAGCACCGGCTCGTTCACAGCCGCCATCACCTAATCAAGAAAGGACTGCATGTCAGTTGTCGGAGAACTGATCGGCGGGCACCACGAGTTTTGCCACAAGGGCAAGACCTATCGCGTCCGCCTGATCGACCAAGAAGTCAAGGACATCTTCGAGAAGAAGATGTTCGCCCACGCCAAGGAGTGCGCCAAGAACATCAAGGACTTGATGACGGAAGGCGAGTACGCCGAGCACGTCCATCGCATCCGCGAGGACTACATGGACGGGAAGTTCAGCTTGGAGACCGAGCGGGGCGTCGAGTTCATCAAGAACCGCAAGGGCGCGGTCCTGCTGGTCTCGCTCCTCTTTGGCGTCACCGAGCACGAGGCCCTGAACCTCATGGTGGAGCGGCACGCCGACGTAGCCGAGCTTCTCAAGGTGGTCTTCAAGGAGAGCTACCCGGTGATGGAGAGCGAGGAAGCCGGTGAGCCAAAAAACGCCCACCGGCCCGCACCAGTCGGGCACAACTGAGGGCCATCTACGCCACGCTCATCCAGCACTTCAAGCTGAGGCCGTGGGAGATCGCCAAGCTCACTGACCGGCAGATCATGGATCTCTACTTCCATGCTCGTGAGGAAGACGGCTCCATCAAGCCGGTGGAGGACAAGCCGCCGCCTGACACGCTGGACTACCACCTCATGCATGTTGACCTGTTGGTGGCAAACAAGGTGCTGACGCCCGAGGACGGCCAGAAAGCTAAGGAGCAAGTTAGGATCAAGTGGCAGCAGAAGAAGCAATCGCAGAAGTAGGCAAGGTAATCGCCCAGAGCCTCAGCGGCCTCGTGGGGCTGGTCTCCAAGGTGTTCAGCACCGGCCCAGCCCCAGCGGCCACCGCTCCGTCTGGTGGTGCAACTTCTTCCGCCCCGGCCAACACGACCGGCATCGACTCGGTGCTCCGTGCCCTGTCCAACTTGAACAAGGTGACGCTGGGCCTGTCCGGGGCGATGGGAAGTCTGCTGGCCTCGGTGGTAAACATCACGGCTCCCAGCAAGGCCCTGTCCGAGCGCTACGCCAAGGCGGTTGAAGAAGCGGCCAAGGCCAGCGAGGACTACCAGAAGGCCGTCAAAGCCGCCGCAGCGGCTCAGGAAGCGGTCAAGGACGCTCGCCTCAAGGCCAACTTCACCGGACGCGCCGAGGACGTGGAGGCGGCGAAGCAGGCCGAGAGCAAGGCCACAGCCGCCCAGACCGACGTGGAGAAGAAGGCCGAGATCAAGACGAAGAAGGCGCAGGACGCCGAGGCGGTCAAGCCGAGCGGGCTGGCCGAGGTGGCAGCGGCCATCAGCGGGATCGCCGCGGTGGCCACCGCTGCCGTGGGTGCTATTGAACAGGTTATCGGGCAACTCAAGGGCTTCGTCGAGGCCCTCAACCCAGCCCTCATCAACCAGTTCAACAGGGCCATGCGTGATCTGCAAGCAACAGTAGGGGTTGCGTTCGAGCCGATCTTCGAGGTGCTCACCGGCACGTTCAGGCAGGTGGCTGGCTTGATCCTGCCTGTGATGGAAGAGCTTCGGCCCGTGGTGCAGCAGCTTACAGAGAGCTTTGCGGCCACGCTCATCCCGCAGGTGAAGCTGGCGGTGTCGATCTTCTCGGCTCTCGCCCCGGTCCTGCGTGTCATCGCCAGCCTGTTCACCACGCTTCAGGGCGTCATGCAACCGATCTTCGGTGTCTTGCAGTTGTTCGCTACTGGCATCGGCTTCCTGTTCCAGCTTCTTGAAGTGGCCCTGTTGCCGCTGACGGAAGCCCTGAAGGTGGTTAGCGCCTTCTTCGAGGGCTTCAGCGAGTTGCTCAACGTGGTGAACATCGTGTTCAGCGCCTTGGTCAAAACGGTCGCCGACTTCATCAAGTCGCTCTTGGCTGGCTTCAACTTCAAGGGGATCGCCGATCTGGTCACGAGCACCTTCAAGAAGCTGATCGAGGCGATGCTGTTGTTCATCGGCTCGTTGGCCAAGTTCTTTGGGGCCAACAAGTTCCTGAAGAACCTGATCGAAGGGCTGAGCCCGAAGTCCGGTGCTGTGGCGGGCGGTCCTGCGAGCATCTCCAGCTTCGAGCAGATCTCGAAGGATTTGGCTGTTGCTGCGGCCACGGCGACGGGCACCAGCGGCGAGGCCGAGAAGAAGTCCGATCTGGGCGATGTGGTCAAGCAGCTTCGGGACATCGAGCGAGGCGGCGACTCGGGCTTCACGAAGCTGGTGAACAAGATCGACGAATTGATCGACACCTTCAAGGGAACGAAAGACAAGGCCGTCACTTACGTCAAGGAGGCGGCTACCACCACCACGAACCTTGCCACAAATCCGCTGGTGTCGCCGATTGGCTGGGCTGCGAGGAAGTTGCTCGGAGGATAATGCTTTTTGACTACTTGGAAGAGATCGACACGGACCAACCGGGCGGCGCTGGTTTCAGCATAGACGGTGGGCGAGCGGTTGCGACCTATCTCGTGAACACGCCAGATCCCGAGGATGATGTGTCCTTGCGTGACGCCATCACCGAGATCATCGGCACGACCTCGACCGATGTGGGCGACGGACGGCTCCAGAGGACGCCGCCCTTGGCTCATCCCCTCTGGCCTTGGTTGACAGCGAATGCCATCACGAACATTAGGGGCAAGGGCAAGGGCCAGCTTCTCGACGCCGACGACACCCTTGAGGTGCCGACGTTCCCGCAGTATTGGCTGTACCCCCAGTACGAGATCACGGTGGAGTTCAAACAGCAACAGTATTGCATCGCCACCGACGACAAGATCAACAAGACCGAGGGCCAGACGTGGTACGACGAGACTGGGGCCTCGCATACCTACACGTCGGCCCCGGAGTGGACCCGATACACCACCTATGAGTTCATCCCGCAGAACGACAGCGTGACGGCACAGATTGGCAACATGATCTTCGCTTCTGGGCCTGTGTCGGGACGCGGTTTCGTCTCGCCGATCAAGCAGTTCATGCCCAACGGCATCGTCAAGTTCATGTGGCGGCAGGTGCCGTTCAGGTATGTGGAAAGCAGCAACAGCTACCTGAACAGGTGGCGGGGCTACATCAACCAGCAATCGTGGTACGGCTGGCCCAAGGGCTCGCTGCTCTACGTCAATTACACGCCGAGGATGTACACGCCGCCTGTGCCCGAGGAAGATCAGTTTGCTCCGGGCGTCTTCAGCACCGAGAAGCTCTGTGACATCGAGTTCATCTTCATGTACACGTCGAGGAACACGACGGACACGATCTCGGCCCCGAGCAACAAGAACTTCGTGACGGCAGGCTGGAACCTGCTGCCCTCGTTGAACACGGACAGGTTGTTCCACTACGCCCTGACCAAGCCCAATCCGTCGCTGAGCATCAGCCAGACGCCCTCGTGGTACTCGGCACCGTTCGATGAGCTTTTCTATGATCCAGACGCCACAGGGGGCCTGTGAGCGATTTTCTGCCTAGCTTCTTCGATGGGAGCCCGGAGGTTGATCCGTACCAGCTTCTCTTCCCTGTGCATCTGACAGGTGCCGAGCAGATTGACGGGACGTGGTACTACGACTGGACCGAGCAGAGTTTCGATCCTGCGACCGGGAGCTACCTCGACGCCGACAGCCCTCGTTCTGGCCGTCCCACAGACGGGCCGTTCTTGGTCGAGATCAACAACAACCAAGTCGAGACGCCATCTTATGCTTGGGCCAGAACGAGGGGCATCGTCAATGGCGATCCCTACTACGAGATCGTCGGCACGATCCAGAACAGCATCACCGTGCAGCCCTTCGTGGCCGTGACGAACGTGTGCGTTACTGCCACTGGCAGCGATGGCGACATCAAGAGCATCGGCGTTCAGTACAGCTTGATTGATCCGACGACGGGGCTGGACATTGAAAGCTGGTGCGTCACCAACCCAACCGGGTGCTGCGGCGGATCGGGGAGCGGCACCGGGTGCCCGGACGGCTGTGGGGGCTGCACAGCCGCGCAGATACCGAGCACCGTTTGCGTCGTCATCGAAGACCTTGCCGAACCTTCCTGCTGCTCTGCCAGAGTTCTGCCCGGTCATCCAGACAACCCTATCGCTTGCTTCCAGATGTTTTTGCAGCAGGGTGGCGGCTGCATCTACAGCTACATTCGTCGGCTGGTCCCACTCTGTCCTGACGGGAATGACGGTCCTTGCGACTTTGGCCTGACCTGCATTCCGAATGGCACATGGCAGTTTGGTAACTTAGCGTTCAACGCTGACTTCTTGACGGCAACCTCCGTTCAGTGCAGCCCGTTCAAGCTGGTATTTGAAGGTGATCTTCACATCAGCGGCCTATGCTGGGGGCACACTTTCAGAGTCACGATAACCGAGGGCCTTTGCACTCCTTGCTGGGGCGGCTCGGGCAGCGGCGGCGGTGGTTGCAGTTGTACTCCGGGTAGTCCCAGCACCCTGCACCTGACCATCGGGAACGTGGCAAGTTGTCCATGCCTCGAAGGCAGTTACGCAATGTTATGGAACACCACCGATCAGGCGTGGGAAACGATTGTCAGTAACGCTTGCGAGACTGGCGGAACTCTGAACGTGAAATTGTTCTGTTCACAGGACAACACTTCATGGACCCTGCAAGCCACTTGCAACGGCACCGATGCCTATAGCGAGCTACCTACCTCAGTAAGTTGCAGCCCGTTCCAGTTGACGTTCCCTGAGTGGGGCCTCAACAACTGCTGTATCGGCGAGGTATCCCTAACCGTGACCCTGTGAGGACTGATGGCCCGACCATGCCACAAACAACATGAACTGAGCCCCGATACTTGTAGGCTGTGCTGGCTGACGTTGAACGATCCGTCCTATGCCCTCTCGTGGCGTGAGCCTCACCCGCTGCTGGAGACGATCCTCGCCACCCCCAACGCTGTTCAGATCCAAGTGACAGCAGACGGCCTTGGCGATCACCTTCTTGGCCTCACAGCTTCAGAGGGCTTAAGACGCCAAGGCCATCAGGTTGTTTACTGCGCCAAGGGCCACATCGCTCCTTGGCTTGAGCACGTCGGCGGGTATGACTGGCTTGTCACCTCACCCATCGAGGGCATTCACACCTTCAAGCCGCATGACACCTACCAGCAGCAGCTTCGGGAGAGAACTCGAAAGCCACGCTGGGAATATTACGCCGACGTGTGCGGCACCAAGGCGGTGCTGCCAGAGCGCAAGTCCCTCCCAGCCGAGCCCTTGGACTGGGCTCGGCAGTACACCGGCTCTGTTGTTCTCTGCCCCTTCTCGGCATGGAAGGACAGGACATGGATGCTCTCGCACTGGCTGGAGCTTGAGCGGCTGCTCAAGGAGCGAGGCCATCGGGTGCTCGTCTGCGACAACGATCAGAACAGGAGCCGTGCCTTCACGTCCGAGAAGATCTACACCGATCCCTTGCACGCCACAGCCCTTCTTTACATGGCTGGCTGCGTGGTGGCGAACGACAGCGGCATGGCCCATGTCGGGGCGATCCAGAGGACGCCGACCGTGGCCGTCTGTGCCTTGATCGAGGGCGAGAAGATCTTCGGCATCTACCCCACGGTGAAGGTGCTCAATGGGCCGTTTCGCTGTACCGGGTGCCACTGGGGCGGCGTGCTGCGAGCGGCTGCTGGGTGCTCGGATCAGGGCATGTGCGGCTCTCTGGCGGCAATCCGCCCCGAACAGGTGGCGGACGCCGTGGACGAGCTTACCTGTCGCAAGGCAATCGACTATAGCCTCCTTGGCGCAGATCGGCTCAGTGTGCTGGCACGGCTGGCTCGGGAGTGCTCGCATCTTGCAGGCGATTACGTCGAGGTGGGCAGTTTCCGGGGCGGGTCGGCCCTGCGCCTCGCCACGGCGGCTCCCACCAAGAAGCTGCACGTCTTCGACAACTTCGAGGGTGGCCTGCCCAGTTCGGGCGGCGAGCACCACAAGGGGGAGTTCGCCTGCTCCGTGGCTGAGGTGGAGAAGCTGCTGGCGGGCCAGAACGTCGAGATCCATCCGGGGATCTTCCCCCAGACGGCAGGCGACATTCCAAAAGTTGCACTGGCACACATTGACGTTGACGTGTACGAGTCGTGTCGGGACGCCATTGCCTACCTCTGGCCCCGGCTGGTCGAAGGCGGCTCCCTCGTTTTCGACGACATCGACTGGCCCAAGACGCCGGGGATCAACAAGGCGCTGGCCGAGGCGGATCTGCTGGACAAGATCCAGAAGACGGCCTCGATCCAAGGTGTCGTGCAGAAGGTCAAGGAGCCGGTGCAGCCAGTGCAGAAGGTGCGGCCCCTCGTCAAGAAGGTGGTGCGACGACCGAAGAAGCCGTGTGGTTGTTGAAGTTACCCCACGGTGGCGACGATGCTGCTGGCGGCTGTGTCGAGGGTCTGCTGGATCTGCTGGCGGGCTGCATCAACCGCAGCGGTCGCCTGCTTCACGGCATCGGCCTCGATGTTGTGCCTGATCCACAGGATTAGCTGCGCCTTTGCGAAGTCGGTCGCAGACTGCGGGTTGGCGCTGCCGTCTGGCAGTGTGGGCTGATAGCCGTACTGGTTGCAGACTGCCTGAACGGCCTGATCGAACAAGGCGTCAGGTGCCGAGATGGTGAGAGTCTTCATGATGCTCCTTCTTATGGAGTGGCCAGTGTGGTGACGGTGCCGCTCGGGCCACGGGCCTTGAGCTTGTTGTCGGCGGGATCGACATAGAGCAGGAAGCCGCCTGTGGGGTTCGTGGTGGGTGCCGTCGTGGCTGTCCCGACGAAAAAGACATTCACGCCCCCGCCGAAACTCCCCGCGCCGAACATCGCCACGTTGCTCTTGGCCGTCGAGCCGTCGTAGCCTATCTGGACGTTGCCGTCTGTGCCGATGCCGAACTTTGAGCCGCCGTAGATCTGCACGTCACCGCCGTTGGTGTTGCCAGCCGCCCCGTTGCCGCCATAAACCTGCACGTCGCCGCCCTTGGTTGGCGAGGCACTGCTTGAGCCATTGCCTGCATGGAGTAGCAGGCGAAGCCCTGTGCCGCCGTTTCCGCCTTTGTTGGGCGTCCGCACTTCGGCGTCCGTGTTCGCTGTATCGCCCAGCAGTTCGCAAAGACCATTCAGGAGTGTGAGCTTGGCGTTCGTGAGCATCATGATCTCGCTGCCGATTGATGGCGCGAAGAACATCGTGTTCGTTCCCGCTGTTCTCCTGATCCAGCCGTTCGAGTCGTTAAAGTAGATCTTCGAGAGTGTTGTGATGTCGCCGTTGCTGTCCACCTTCGCCAGTGTGGCGCTGGTGCTGTCCTTCCATTCTTGCAGATCACCCGACTGGCTGGCCGCGCCTTTCACGACGACAGGAACATCCGTGGCACTCTGGGCAGTAACCGTGAGTGGGTTGCCCGAGGCGGTTGTCAGGGCTGCGGCCCCGGCGAAGTTGCCCGAGGCGTTGTACTGGATCTGGCCCGACGATCCTCCCGGTGAGGCCGATACGCTGGCCCATGAGGTGTTCGTCCCGTCCGTCGTCAGGAACTTGCCGTTCTGGCTCGTCTGGCTGGGAGCGAGGGCGTTGAAGGCGGCATTTGCTGTCGTCTGGCCAGTGCCGCCATGAGCGATGGCTACGGCGGTCCCGGCCCATGTCCCGGTCCCGATGGTGCCGACTGTCGTGAGGTTGCTGCTGCCCGGCCACGTTGAGAGGGCCGCGTTCTCGACATTGCTCAGGCCCACGTCCGTCTTGGTGACGGTATCCCAGACAGGGGGCGTCGAGGCCGATCCGGTGCCGACTTGCCGCAGGAACTCCCGCGTGGTGGAGGTGTTGCTGCTCACCGCGCCGAAGCTGCCCGACGAGTTGATCTGCACGTCGTTGCTGCTGCCTGCTGGGGAGCCGCCACCGCCGCCCGACACCCAACTGGCGCTCGTCCCATCGGTGCCCAGCACCTTGCCGTTCTGGCCGCTCTGGTCGGGCAACAGAGCGTCGAGGCCCTCGGACGCTGTTGTCGCGCCCGTGCCACCCTCGCTGATGGGCAGGGGCAGCGAGGCGAAGGCGGCTGCGTTGATGATCGTCACCTGATCCTCAGTGACGGTCACGGTCTGGTTGTTGGGCTGGATGATTACCTGTGTGCTCATGGGCTCCTTATGATGGGGTCACGCCTGCTTGGACAGTGAAGCTGCCCTCGATCAACCGCGTCTTGATGCCGCTGCCGCTCGTCAGGAGGAGGTCGTAGCTGTAGATGCCGGGGCCGAGGGCTGAGGTCTGGGTCGCTGACAGCGAGAGGGCGATGGTGCCAGCGGAGCCGCCCAGCGTGATCCCGCCGTTGCTGGTGGTCAGGGTGGTGACGAGGTTCCCCTGCACGTCCTTCACGTCAAGGTCGGCGGTGTAGCCGGTGAGGTTGATCGGGTTGCCGCTGGCGTCCTCCCAGAGCAGAGGGAGGGAGAACGTGGCGTACTGCTCGACGGTGATGTTGTAGATGCCTGCTGACATGAAGGTATGTAGCGGGGAAGCATGGAAAAGGCCCAGCGCGATCTCTCTGGGGCTTCTGAGGGGATGCTCGCTTTACTTCTTGCGGCACATCTCTTCTTTGTTGCCATTCTTGTAGATGACCACGAGGTTGCCGCTGCTGGTGAACTCGTACTTCAGGTCCATCTCGCGGTCGTCCGTGGTGTCGATGTGGACCGTGTTGTTGCCGATGTCCTTCCAGTGGCCCAAGAAGTTGACGCCCGAGGCTGTCGCGCCCCAGCCGCCATCTTTGTTGAACACCATCCCTGACTTGCTCTCTCTGACAGAAACCCACGCGCCGATGATGGTCTTGCTCTTCGGCGGGGGCGACTCCTTGGCGACGACCCGGACGAGCTTGGAGGCGTCCATCGTCCAGCCAAGCTGGTTCTCGTAGCTGGTTGGCTGAACGTGCAGCGTGACCTCGTGCTCCTTGCCGTCCTTGAGAATCTCGAAGAGATCCTTGCCATCCTTGGTGTCCAGATCGGCGAGCACCTGTTCTTGCTTGCTGTCGGCGTGCAGTTCGAGTCTGAAGCCATCGCTCATCTTCTGGGCGATCTTGGCGCGCCCCTTGATGATGGCCCCTACACGGGGCCGCTGGGCCTTGTAGGCGAGCAGATCCATCTCCTCGGGCGGCTTGCTGACAGCGGCGCTTACCTCCCTCACCTTCTTGAAGGCGACGAAGGCCACGACACCGCCACAGGCCAGCATCATCATCAGGGCACCGGCACCAACCACACCGAGGACGACCGCGATCTTCTGGTTCTGAGTCATGATGGGGCTCCTTGGGGCGACCGGGCGAAGATGGCTTGGGCGA